CTGCTTTAGGAAACTTCTTCATTTGTCCTGCAGATCTAGCACAATAACTCTTTCTTCTTTTAGCATCTTTACTACCTGGTTTAGGTGATCCTGTTACAGCAGTTTTTAATTTACTACCAGGATTTTGTTTCCTATATTTTTTTACACCTGCTTCTGTAAGTCCAGCACCTTTTTTAGTAGGTCTCTTTTGCCCACCACCAATAGTCATACCTTTCATATTATTTTTTTTACGTACAGCCATTAGTATTTATTTTTTTTCTTTTATTAAAAATCCTGCAGCACCTGCTATACCACAACCTATCATAACAAGACTTTGCCATAAGTCACTAGGGATAGCTACTCCAATCATAGCTAATACTGCTGCAATAGCAGAATAAGAAGATGGTTCTTTAAAACGATACATTAATTCTTGCATGTTATTTTCCTTTTCTATATTGTTGAGCTACTAATTTTTGCCCATCATTACTTGCTTTAATAACTTTTCCACCACCTAATTTTTCATGTACTTTAAATTTTTTATACACTTCAGGTTTATTAAACATTAAATATATTCTTTGGTCTTCAGATTTAAAAGGCACTAATGAGATGTATAAAGACGAGACACTTCATCATTACCATTATGTCCAATCTGTCCACCACCCATACGTTTAACTTTTTTATTAGGGTCATATACTTTTCCACCATAAGGTCTTTTCATTTTTTTCATAGGATCGTAAACTTTTCCACCCATAGGTCTTTTTACTTTAACCATACCACCTGACATAGCTTTTTTTACATTTTTAGAAGTTGTGCCTGGATTATTTTTATTAGCATTAGGTAAAGATTTATAAATCATATTTGCTTTTGATTGTTTCTTTTTATCAATAATATTTCCTAAAGCAGATTCAATATTTCCTTTTGTTGCATTAGGATAATCTTTTTTAAATGCTTGATATAAAGCTGCACCATCTTTATCTTTATTTTCTGTAAGCCATTTACCAAGTCTAATTTTAGCTCCACCTTCTTGACCTTGTAAAGGTCTTGGTTTTTTAGCTGCAGTAACTACTTTCTTTTTAGGTGAAGTAGGTTTTTTAGCTGCAGTAACTACTTTCTTTTTAGGTGTAGCAGTTTTTTTAATTACTTCTCTTAATTTTCCAGAACCTACACTTTTACCACTTGGTTTAACAGCTGGACTAGTTGGCATAAAAGACATCATTTTGTTTCCAACTTTAATTTTATTTGGATCTACAAAATTAGCTATAGAAGCTTTTAGACTTTCTTTAGTACCTCCTTTTTCTGCAGCAGCTTTTGCTATTTGTTTAGGAGTTGATCCTCCTTTTAACATTTTAGTAATTAACTTTCCAAAAACTTTCATTTACTTAACTCCTATGTTTGGAACTTCTTTTAGTTCAGTTTTAAAAGATTCTCCTTGTGGGTATGTTTCATTAACTACTGCATCTTCTATAGGTCCATGAACATCAGGACCTTTGCGAGCAGCACCGTAGCCTTGTCCTGTAGGTTTACCTGTTATTGATGGTAAATCTGCAGGATACTGTAGTAGTGTAATTGGTCCTGGCATTATCTTCTCCTTTTAATTTTAATTTTCTTCTTCTTTTTTTTCTTAATGTTTGGTTTTATAATTTGTTGTCTTATATTAGATCTACTTATTGTCACTATTGAGATCCTTGTAATATAGTATCTGGTCCACCAGAAGGACTTCTTGGAGTTTCCATATCATCTTGTCTAGTTCTTCTAGCTTGGTTACGTAAACCATCTACAGCATTTTTATATTGTGCTTCCCATGCTTGAGCTACTTCCCAATTTTTCATAAAGAAATTTGCTTCAAACATACATCTATAAAATAATGCATTATAACAAAAATCACTATAATAGTTTGTTGGAGATGCTGACGTTAAAGATGCAGGTCTTGCAACTGTTTGTATTTCTCCTGTAAGTGTAGATGCAGGAGTTGGTACTATATAAATTTGTGTATTATTTTTTCTTGCATAATATCTTGGAGTACCTGTAGATGCACTAGCATATGGAAAATAATCTATAGCATACTCATAAGTTCTTTGTAATAAATTTGTTTTAATATTTGAAACACTTGTTGTAAAATTTACATTTCTTATTACTCTAGTTCCTGTAGGTATTGATACAATAGGATTACTAGCTGATAATGTAATAGTTGTAAATACATCTAAACCAAAATCATCTAAATCTTTTGTAAGCTGTAGTTCAGCTTTATTTACAAGATAAGGTATTTGATCTAAAAATTCTGTTGAATCATTTTCAGCAGTATTTTTTATATCTGTTACTAAATATGAATACGTTGACATTTATTATCCTACAAATATAGTCATGCTACCTGTACCTGCACCACCAGCAGATGCTGGAACAGAAAGGGAAACAGTACCATTAAATTTAACACCTAGTTCTCCAATGTAAATATCTGATGTTCCACTTGCAGGAGTTTGAAATTTTATTTTATCTCCTGTGCTATCAGAAAGAGCAAATGTTCCTGCTAGAGTTGAGTAAGCATGTAAAGCAACTACCCTAGTTATATTAGATGTTGTTACTATAACACCTGTACCTGATAAAAATTTTGATGTAATATTTGTTGCCATTTTAAATCCTTAAAAATAAGGAGGATAAATTAATATCCTCCCCATTCTATTAATAGTTATGCACCAGGGTTTCCGTACCAACCTCTCCAATCAGAAACACCGAAAGAATATCTTTCACGTGCTTTAAATCGAAGATTGCCAGTATCGAAATCTGGTTCCATTTTTGTTTGTAAAGGTGTTCTAACAAACATTTTTGTACCGTTAGGTACATCAGTTTTTACAAACCAAGCTTGAGGATCAGAGAAACGTCTATTAATATAGAAGCCTTCTGGTACCATACCCATGTGACGAACAGAATTAATTCTATTCGCTAACACACCAACAGTATTAGCTACTGGTGCTGGATAACCTATTGTATTACCTGCAGCATCGACCTGTGCAGCAATATTAGTAGATCCTGGTGATCCTAATACTTGATCAGCAGTAGCCCATAAATCAGTAGGTATGTGTAAAGAAACTGCACTTGCTCCAACCAAAATACCACGATCATCTGCGATTTTTTGTATTTGAGTAATTGCACCTTCTAAAGAACCTTCTGATAAATCAGCAGCTGTTCCTGTATTTGTTTGATTCCCAGCAGAAACTGTTGGGTGAGCAGCACTAAAAAATGCAGCTCCATCACCTATTCGGTTTGCGACTGTAGCACTAAAGCCATTATTATATAATGTAGCAGCTTTAACTTGCTTCGTATTAGCCATTGCTCTTGCAAGACCTTTAGCACGTAACTTAGCAAAGGTATCATAAAGATTATCCTCCATTGCTTCTTCAGTTACTGCAAATGCTAATGCAACAGTTTCAGCAGTATAACGTGCTGTATAACTTTCTGATGCATCATCGTAACCCACAGCAGCACCTTCGTTTTTAACTGGTGCTGTTCCAAAACCTGTGAAGAGTACTTCTTCTTCAAAGGCTCTGTCTGAGTTTTCTATATCAAATAATGGCTGATGCTCATTATTTACTTCTCCGTACTCGATCCCAAAGACTGCATTCAGCCCAGGGAGGAGTTCTTTGCCTATACTAGCTCTATTTATAGCCATAATATATTCTCCCTATTAAGCTGTTGAAACAGTTGCAGTCACGTAATTATCTCTGTGTGAGTTAATACGTACTTCATACCAAGGAAAAGCATCTGTATCTGAGATTACACCTGTTGTGGTGCTAACCCCAGTATCAAACTTAGCTCTACCTATGATACGTAGCATCTGATCTGAAACGGTTATTGAAGTAGCGACCATGAAATATCTTGAATCGCCTGTGATTGTGTCTCCACTTGTGGAAACGGTAGCTGGAACATTCATAACTCTGTTACCAAGGACTCCATTTGATACACATGTATTTGATTGAATATAAAATGTTTGATCAGGATCAGCTTGTACATGAACTTTTACATCCGTTGCACATACTCCACCTGTCCACATTTTTTTGTACTGTTGTTGCCCAGAAGCATCAACAAAACTACAACCTTGAAATACACCTGAAGGTTTAACTAATGTTATAGCATTAGATATAGTACCTCCAGCATCAATAAAAATTGGATCCCCAGTATAGAGATTATTAGGCATCTTGTCACCGATAGTCATTAAGACATCCCATGTGACTGTACCTGTAGAATTAGCTCCACCACCAACTTTCCTGCACGGAATTAATCCACGAGGTGTGAAAGTAGTTGACATTCTTTTCTCCCTTATTAATGTTAAAAGAAATTATTCCTGAAAATTAGGAGTTCTTCCTTTATATACTGTTGATTTACTTGTGTTAGAAATTGGCATACGAGAATTATTACCTTTCATTAGTTGAGCATCAACTGCTTCCAACATCTGTTTGTCTTTATTCTCATAAAATTTCTGTCTCGCTACAGCTCTACCTATAGGCATTTTTGCCAAGGCTAAGTCTCCACGACTGACTGTTCCATTGTAACGACCTTCTTCTCTCACGAAAGAAGTAGAAGCCATATCAGGAACTTCCGTAGGTAAGATAAATGTCCATCCTTCTGCTACTCGCTTTCCTACATTAGCTATGTCATCACTTCCTCTCATGCTGACTCTAATCCAACGTAATTGCATTCCCTCTGATTCAAATTTTTTTTGAACAGCTTTAGGAATATCTAAAGCATTAGGCTCCTCGAATGTCCATTCTTCTTCTCTAGTATTAAGTTCTCTTTGGTCTTCCGTACGTGATTTTATTCGTGTATTAGTTGTTGTCATGTTTTTATCTCCCACGTTATTAAACAGTTGTATACTCACCATCAGCTCTGATAGTTTTTTGTTTTTCTTGAGCATACTTTTCAAGAGGTATTCCCCATTTTTGAGCTAACCGTACATCTTCTTTTGTAAGCTTAACTTTATTATTAGAGCTTCTAGAAGTACGTGAGCTTCCAGACACTACTTGAGCAGGTTTTATCGTTTCTGCAGTACGTTCTTTTGTAGCTTCTCCTTGGAATTTATGTGGAAAAGCTGTTACCATTCTTTTATTGATTTCATTATAGAAATCATTATCATTAGGATCATATCCTTCAGCTTTTAATTCAGCATCTATTGCTAAAGCTGAAGCTGTCATTATTCTATCAGGACCAAACCATGAATTTCCTGCAGCCCATTCTTCAGCTCTTGGATCAGGACCTTGTTGTATAGGTTGTTGATTTTGAGCTTGCATAGGTTGTGGTTGAGGTTGGTTTTCTAATTGATATTTTGTTGCTCCTAATGTTTTTAAATCTATCTGTGCTTCATTTAAAGCTTCTTGAGCTGCTAAAAGTTTTTCTTTATGACCACCTTCAAAAGCTTCTTGATATGAAGTACGTGCTAATATTATTTTATCATTTAATTGTTTTTCAGTAGACTGTAAATTAAGTTTGTTTAATTTATTAGACTCTAAATCTTTATGATATAAATTTGCACGTAAACTTTCTTGTTCATTTATAAGTTGTTGTATTTGTTCGTCACGTTCTTTTCGTTGACGTATTAATTGTTTAATTCTTCTCTGAGCACCTTTTGTTTCAATTCCTTCTAATTCTTGAGGAACTGTTTCTGCTACAGTTTCTTTATCTTTTTCTTCTATTACTTCTTCTTTTTGAATAGGTTCTTTAGTTTCTGGTTGAATAGCTTCAGCCTTTACTTCTTCTTCTATTCCTTCTTCAACTTCATATTCTATTTTATTTTCTTTTTCGTTATTAGCTTCTACTGTGCTCCATGTTTCTTGTTCATTTGTCATTTTAAAACTCCGTTGTTTACGAGACAATCGTTATTACGTTTTCGTTATTATACTACGAATACTATGTATTATACAAATTTAATTTGATAAACTTGATAAATTAAAAGTAAGATCTAAATCTTTTGGGTCTTCAACTTTCATCATAACTTGGTCATCAAATAGTAAGATTAATCTTATTCCTTTATAAAATAATTTTATACCTGCATGTTTACCATAGCAAACATAATCTCCTTCTTTACACCAAGCTCCTCCAGGAAATTTATCTGTATCTTGATAAGCTAATTTACCAACAGATAAAACTTTTCCAACTGTTGTTAAATATGCCATATCTTCTTTAGTTGAATTAGGTAAAAGAATACCACCTTTAGTTGTTGACTTAATTGATATTGGTCTTATTAAAAGATTAAACCCTGGTAGTTCAGGTAATATTTTAGGATCTTCTTTCTCTTCTGCATCTGTAATCCACAGATCGTTTTTCAAAGCTCCACCCATTTGTGCTTGTTGCATTATTCATCTTCCTTATTAAGTTTATTATGTAGTTCTATTATTTGTTGTCTAGCCCATTCTATTCCTTGAACAGAACCAACTAATTGTCTATAATGAGGAAAGTCTTCCACTTGTCCAGTACCTAGATTTTCTTTTAATCTTAGAATTTCCTCATCATAAAATTTTAAAAGCTCGTCAAACATAAATTAAATTTCTGCACATGCATAACAATTAATTTCTAATCCAACAGCTACTTCTCTAACGATAGGTTTTTTCCACATTACTTTTCTCCTTATATATATAGTGTACTTTTTCTAGTTGATTTAATTGGGTCTGGGTATTCATAAGTTTCTTCTGGGTATTTATTAACAACTCCTAGATGAGGTCTTGCAGCTACAGAACCTTTATCAACAGGTTTAGTAGTCCAATCACCAAAGTCTTTTCCAAAATTATTAATATGAGTTGGTTGATTATTTTTCATCATTAGTCTTCTCCTTTCTCTGCTTTTAAAGCAGCTTCTGTTATTAATTTAGCAGTAGTAAGCTCTCGTTCTCTTTTATCTTTATCTTCCATTTCAGTAATTCTAGTTAAAAGTTTTAAAGCTGTCTCTCCTTCTTTAGATTCAATTCTAGATTCTTCAATAGCAACTTTTGTTAATAACTCTAAAGATTTTATTTGTTGCTTACTAATTCTATCACCTTGAGTTTTTTGTTCTTTCATTACATTACTAACTTTTTTATCAGCAGCTTCTAATAATAATTGATTTTCTTTTAAGTCTAACTCTTTTGTTTCTAAAGCCATCTTAGCATTATTCATAGCAGCTTCTACTTTTAATTTTTCTGCTTCAAGTTGTACTTTAGCTTGCTCTAATGAAACTAATTGTTGTTCAGGTGATTGTGCTTGACCTGCAGCCATGTTAGCATTTAATACTTGTTGTGCTGCATTTCCCATAATTATTTCAATGTTTTGTGGACTTTGTTCTTCAGGAGGAAGTTGTTCTAAACCAACTCTAGTTAAGCCATTCATTTGTTCTTGATAAATCATCATTGAATGTTCTTGTATATTAGCTTGTAATACTGGAGCTACTTTTGACATGATAGGACTAGCTCCATTTTGAGGGTCTTGTAAGTAAGCTGTCTTAACTTGAATATGTGCTTTATGATTTTGTCCAGCAAAAGCTTGAATAGGTATACCTTTAACAACAGCTAAAATATCTGTAACAGGATCTAAAGGTTTTGTTTCTGGTTTAGTTGGTAATATTTCTTCAAGGTTTGGCATGTTAGCAGCACGTAGTATAGTCCTATTTAATGCTTCAATATTAAACATACCAGGAGGAGATTGTTGTGCCATTTGTAATGCCATATTAGCTAACATCATTCTATGAGCATTACTTGGAATATTAGGATCACTTACTGGTATAACATCTATTGTACCATCAAAGTCTTTTTTAAATATAGACTCACTTACATTAGGAACTTCGTACGGATACTCTTGAGGTAAATATTCATAATCTATTCTTGCAAGTATTTTAAATTCATCTCTTTGTGACTTATGTAATCTTTTATGAATACCTGAAAAGAATTTACTAGATGCTTCTAATAAAGCCATTGTAGTACCAACAGGTCCATAAGATGCTGCATCAGAAACTATTTGTTCTGTACTATCAGCAAACTTTTGTCCTGCTGCAGTAACAAAGTTTAACATATTAAATAATGTTTGAGAAGGTTCTTTATATGGAAGAGGAACTATTGCTTTAGAAAGATCTACACCAGTTGCTTCAATCTCTTTAAATTCTCCAGGAGCTATTGGTTCATTGTCACCAACTATTCTTACTCCTTTAGCTTTAAACCCACCAGGTAAATTAGCAAATTGTCCAGCATCTATTAATGATCTCATAGCTGCTGTAGCACTCATAGTTAAATTACCTAAGAAATGCATAAGTCCTAAACCATAAAAACCAAATCCAGGAACAAATTTATAATGTACAAAGTGACTTCTTTTTTGTTTTGTATCATCATCAGGAGAGTAGTTTCTACGTATACTTAAAACAGAACCTGATGATTCTTCTACAGTAATAATATAAGGATGTGCTTCATCATCATCACACATAGAATCTTTTATATTTAAATCTGTATGTTGTTCTAATAAAACAAATTGAGAATCATTATCTCCTGCTGGAGATACTCCAAGAATAGTATCTACTTTATCAGCAAAACCTGTTGAAGGAATTTCAGAAGGTTCTCCTATATCAGCATCTATATAAATATCTGCAGCTATTTCTTTTCTTAGATCTCCTGCATTTTTATAAATAACATGAGTATATCTATCTGCATTTCTTAAATTGGTTGCAAAGTAAGAAACATAGAATTGATCAATAGGAACAAATTCAGATACAGGTCTTTTTAAATTAGCATCATAATAAACTTTTTTAAATGCTGATCCTATTAATGGTAAATGAAATAACATTCTTTCAAACTCATCAAAGTATTCAGGCATCTGCTCTGTTATTTGATAGTTCATAAAGCTTTCTACTCTATTTGCTTGACTCTCTTTTTCAGGAGTTACATTTCCTAATATTTGAGATTTAACAGGACCTCCTGGAGGAAATAATTCTTGAGATGCTTTAGCTTGAAATTTTACAGCAGACTCTATTAATAAAGGATGTACTGCTGTACATGCACCTTCAAATGGTTCTGACGTTTCTTGTATCTTTAATCCTAGTAGATCAAAGCCTTTCTCAAACATAGACTCCCATTCAGAACGAGAATCTTTATCGGCTTGAAATTTATCTCTAACATTTTGTGAAATTTCTGCTAAGTCTTCTTCATCAAAATCTTCAACTAAATTAGCATAGAACTCTGCAATCTCTGGTTCAGGACTCATCTCAGTAGACATAGAAGAGAAGTCTACAATAACTCCTCCATCTTCTGATGGTTCAAATGATATACTTTGTTCTTCAACGTCATCCATATCTTTTTGATTTGTTATTTCAATAACATTAGTTACTTCTTCTGGTATTTGTTCAAATGGATTTTTTTCTGTTGCCATTATATTGTCCTCTGTGTATTATAATTATCATAAGGATTAGACATAATTCTACCTCCTTTAAACTTTTGATCTAAAGTTTTTAATACAGAAGATGTTCCCTCATCATTTAAAAATATTCCTATATTTGTAGTATCAGATTCTCTCATTGTAAAACCATCATA